TAATAATATGATGATAAACGAACTACAAAAAAACGTCCTAAAATGGGCAGAAGACAAAGGAATCTTGAGCAAAGCTACTATGCTGACTCAGATTAACAAGACTCAGGAGGAATTGACCGAGACTAGGGACGCGATCATACAATACAATGAATTAGTAAAAACCAGTTACGCTCATAACGCAACTGATCAAGATAGATTAGCATGCTTAGATATAGAGATCACAGACGGTATAGGAGACCAGCTAATCACGCTGATAATCCTAGCAGAGCTTCATGACTCAAGCATCACGGAATGCCTTAAACACGCTTACAACGAGATCAAGGGCAGGACTGGCAAGATGATAGACGGAACTTTTGTTAAGGATCAGCCATAGAGGGACCATCACCCGCCATTTACTTTACAAACACCGTGTATTTATAATTGTAACATGCAAGAGAACAGCAAGAAAGCGACTACCAGAAAGAAAGCGGGGCAACCCTCCGTCTACTCAAATGAACTAGCAGATGAAATATGTGCTAGGATTGCTGATGCTCAATCTATGAGGACTATTTGCAAAGCTGATGATATGCCAGATAAAGCCACGGTGTTTAGATGGTTACGAACTCACAAAGAATTCTGCGACCAATACGCGCGCGCGAAGGAAGAGTCAGCAGATGCTATGCAAGAGGACATGCTAGACATTGCTGATGACGGGACAAACGATTGGATGGATGTCAACGCAGGTGGTGATGAAGAGGCAAGCTGGAAGATAAATGGTGAGCATGTCCAGAGATCAAAGTTGCGTGTTGATGCCCGTAAATGGCTCATGAGTAAATTGAAGCCTAAGAAGTATGGAGACAAGATACAAAGCGAGATAATCCAGAAATCAGAACTGGTGATTAGCGATGAAGTTCAGGATAGAATACTGGCAGGAATGGAGCACGCGGCTACAGTGGAACCACCAGAGGCTCACATAGAGAGAGAATAAAATGGATATGGAAGAGGGTGAAAAGGATCAGAGAAAAGAAATGTCCACTATAAATTGTATAGGGTTAGGTATGATGATTGCGGGACTAGCTATGATCCATCCCTCACTAGGATTTATAGCTTTTGGATTTATCCTTTTGATAAACAACCATAAACCATGAAACTCAACGCATGGCAACACGCCCTAGTTAAAGGCGAAAAACTCTACCCATGGCAGATTCAATTCCTAGAGTCGTTTAGTCGCGGTATCCCTAGTATTGCGATGACATGTAACGGAGCCGGTAAGACCACGATCCTTGCGGGTAATGCTGTGGATTGGTTCTTTGCTAAATACCCTCAAGGTTGGCTTGTGGCTACCAGCTCATCATTCAACCAGCTACAGAATCAGACATGGGTAGCGATAGACACGAAGCTATCAGGAGATTACAAGGTAATGCGCGGTTCATCGCCATTAACCATCAAGACTCCACACCACTTAAAAGAACGCTCAGAGGGTGGCAAAGCTATCGGTGGTGAAGGTATCGGATTCGCTACAAATGACGCTGGTAGAGCTGAGGGGTGGCATCCAAAGATAGATGAGCTAACAGATCCCGTCATGATTCTTATTGATGAGGGAAAGACAGTCCCGGATGACATTTGGACAGCATTTGATAGATGCACAGTGAAGTATTTCATGGGGATCTCTTCTGCCGGTCCACCTATGGGGCGTTTCTTTGAGTGTTTCCATTCTCTAAAGAAATACTACTTCACTATGCAAGTTGACTATACGATGTGTCCACATATCGACATCAACAAAGTGAACAGGATGCGTGATCAATACGGTGAAGACTCCTATGAGTTCAATTCCATCATGATGGCTAAGTTCACCGAGCAAGGTGAAGACTTCATCATGACCAAGATGCAGTTAGAGGACGCATTGAAGTTTCAGCCTAAAGAATCAACTAACGGTGAGAAGGTCGCATTCTTTGACTTCGCCAGGGGTGGTGATGAGAACACATTCACTATCCGGGAAGGTAACAAGATAAGGATTCTTGATTGCTGGCGAGATAGAGATACGGTCCAAGCTGTCAGAAAGTTCATACGCATAGCCAAGGTGAACGGTCTATCAAGCGGTGAGTGCTGGGGTGATGCCGATGGCTTAGGCGGTCCAATGATTGATGTATTCCATGATGAGGGGTTCCCGATCAATGAGTTTCATGGTGGTGCTAGGGCATTGGATGAGAACTACATGAATCTGATCAGTGAAGCATGGATTCAAGGAGCAAGGAGGATTCAGCGAGGCGACTTCAATTTAGGCGTGTTAGATGTCCAGACCGTAGAGCAGCTCACTAATCGAAAGTTTGAGTGGAATAAAGCTGGGAAGAAAAAGACAGAATCCAAGGATGACATGAGAAAGCGCGGGGTAACTTCACCAGATAGGGGAGATGGTATTATGTGCGTGATGATTTGCGGTTCCCATATGTCAGGTGCGATCACTCAAAGCACAGCAGAGTCAGCAGAGATGGGAACCAGCGCGTTTGATAGTGGGCATCACGTATTCTAGGCAAAAGAAAAGCCAGCGGTTTAGGCTGGCTTGTGGGTGGTGTTTGGTTTTGTTAACAGTTATTTATCAGCTTTTCAATCTGCTTAGCTTGGCTTCGCCCGTTAAATGCAGCGACAAATTTCAACTTATTTCTACAGTCTGGATCAATCTTGACAGTCAGCGCTACCTTAGCCACCTTGTTAGGCGGTCTGCCTGCGCCTGCTCGTCTGCCTCCGTTCTTTGGTTTCATTATTTAGCATTAATTGTGAAGGTTCCCTCAAACACATTATCACCAGCAGTATGCCCTTGATTGCAATATAGTTGAGCATTATTAGCGATACCTTGCTTCGCTTCTGCTAGGTCTTCTATTAGCTCAAGAGCTTCACCTTGATCGCCTGACCAGTCCCCAGAGATCATAAAATCTTCATTTGAGGTCACTTTGATTGATGCGTTTTCGTTTTGGATAGTTTTCATAATTTAGTTTTGTTTAATTGTTGGTGTTAGTCTTGGTTAGTATTAAAGTGAGAAGTAGATCTCAGCCTCGGTAGCTTTGCCAGTCAAGCTATCTTGCTTGGTCACATTAAGATTTTTAGCCCCGTTGGGTAGCTCTCTTGTGAGTTTAGATATTTGATTAGCTGTGATTACCGCCATGTGAGTTTCTCTGAATGATATTTGCTCTTGCTCATTGAGATCTGCTACATCTACTTTGATGTTTGATGTTGCGGCGGTGTATTGGTCTTGTATTTCGATTGTTTTCATAATTTTATTTAGTTGTTTGTTGTTAATCAAGGCTTCGTTGCCTTTGATGACTAGAGACTACTCTTAATCTGATTTATTGCAAGCATTAAATTAAACTTTCTTCATTTAGTTTTCTTTGTCTTCTCCTTAGTCGTCATTATTTTCCACTTGTTTTTTATATCCATAATTTAAGATGCGGGACTCTCACCCGCTTGTTTTTTTAAGCTCTGAATATTGGAGCCATTGAATAATTCGCTGGCTTGATATACTCGTTGCCGTCTGAGTCTATTTTGATTTTAACTCTCTGCTCATTACCCATATAAATCACTGTTGCCATTTTAGCGGTGCGCTTGAGAACTGGTAGAGAGAATATGCAATTGTAATCGCCTATAGATCTCGCTGTAAGTGTGGTATTTGCCTTGATGGTGTTGTTTGTCTGCGTTGTCATACCTATAAACTACTCCATTTCTGATTTATTGCAAGTATTAAATTAAATTAAATACCTTAAAGGGACCATGTTAATGGGTTCACTAGCTACATCTTAGCGTTTAGCGTCTAATTACTACAAACTCACGCAATGGCAGACCTAACATGTAACTCAATCTGGAAGATCACGCACGGCTCAACCGTGTTGCTTGACTTCACCGACCGGCTCACAGCGGAGCCTGATTTCTCCTTTGATAAAGAGGTTGAGGTTTCACCGATGCTCGAAGGTGAGAATGTGGCTATCTTCGACCGGGGGAACGTGTCGCATGAGCTGAGTTATTCCAGGGTAGTGCGCAAAGCTGACATGACAGCAGCGAGAGAATGGCGAATGAGTCATGACGTGGTGGTCTCTGCGCTCGTTAAAGGTATTTTGACCATAGAGTTCCAAGGTGGCGATAGCTACACGCTCACGGATGCCGTGGTGCAGTCTATGACGACATCAACAGGAAAAGACGTTAGCGGTCATTCATTTGATGTAATGGCAGAATACAGCATCATCGGAGGGAAACTAGAAATAGTATAAAGTTATGGCAGATAAAGACGTAAAGATAGGGATAGAGGTTGTCAAGAAAGGTGAAGGGGCTAAGGAAGCTAAGAAAGATATTGATGAACTGAATAAATCCGCTGATAACAACACCAAGAAATTTCAGAAGCAGGGTAATAAGGTTGATCAACTCAAGAGCAAGTTTAGAGGTCTAAGCAGGACGCTATCGAAAAGCAACCCTAAGTTATTCAAAATGGGTAAATACTTGGGGCGGGGTGGATTACTTTATGCTGGAATAATGTTTCTTGGTAAAGGCGTTTCTTGGCTCACTGATAAAATAGGGGGTCTAGGTGATAAAGTTAAAGGGTTTGGTGATGATTTAGCTTTGACTGGATCAAAGAGCGCGGATGCGGTGCAGGGTGTAGGGTCTTGGTTACAGAAAGCTAAGGAGATAGGACCAGCGATCAATAGGACATTGAACCCATTAGGGGCATACATTGACGCTGTGAAGAAAAACGCTGAGGCTCAACGTGAATTAAATCGCATAAACGCTAAAGCTAAGATGTTACAAGCTCAAGCAACAAAAGCGGTGAATCAAGCCAGAAAAGAATACGAGGAACTAGACTCAACATTAATCAAGTATGAATCCAGTCTCGTTAGAGCGGGTCAAAAAGAAAAACGATTAGCTGATTTTCTTAAATTAGGAAATCATGAGATTTCAGAGAGAGCGAAACTATTAGCCGTCCAGAGTGAACGGAGAAAGATAGACATAAATGACAAAGCCGACACAGCTCTGGATTCGATAAACCCTAACGATCCTAATGCGGAGAAAATCAGGAGAAAAATAGAGAAGGCTAGAGAGATTGCACTAGAGAAGGTGAGACGTTTTGATTTTAGAGAGAAACAAAAAAGACTAGGGAAAGAATTTAATTTAGTGGAAGAATCTCGAAAAGCAGAAGCTAATAAAACTAATCGTTTAAAAGGTTTAACCACGGACAAGCTAGGGACCAAGCTACTTAGTGATGAGAGGTTTGAGAATCTTCAAAAAAAGGAAAAAAGATTTAAGGATGCTAGAGATCAGAAAGGTGGAGCCACGTTACTTGAGGGTGAAGATGAAAATGATTTAGTAGGGATCACAGCAGAACTCAAAAAACAAGAGGCTATAAGAAAGAAGATAAAAGAATCAGGCAGATCAGGCGGAGCAGATGATTTATTCTCAGATATTAAAAAGAGCAAAGAGAAAGTAATAGAGTTACGTGATGAGCTACACGCTTTGAAAGTGAGAGCTAGAGATAATGTCAATACAGAGGAAACTAGAAAGCTAGACAGAGGCGCAGGCATAAGGAATCTGAATAGAGATAATGCAAATACAGATAGAGCGGAAGCTAGGGCTATAGCCAGCAAACAACTCACTAAGAAGCAAGGAAACGCTAAGACAGCATTGGATAATATTCTGAGTGATGGAGTGGTGACGAAGGGTGAAGAGGCTAAATTCCTAGAGGTTTTAAAGATACTCAAGACAAGCAACGACTCGAAAAACACCAGCTTCATTAACGCTATAATCAAGGTGACTGAAAACAACAAAGCACTTGAGAAGAAAGTGAAAGCTCTTAGAATCAGCCAGAAATAACAGTAATACCGATTCATTTGACAGTATTTGGGATTTCTGTTATACTGGATACATGAGAAATAAAACGACAACAATATTGAGCATTATTATTTTCAGTATCATTACTTCATGTTCTGAGAAAAAAGCAGAGGTTGATAATAACTACGGAGTGGATGATCCTGCTTACAAAACATCATTGACTAAATTTCATGAAAACATCATAGAGAATGAAGAATATTTAACAATTGCTTTATCTCCAGAATCCAGAAGTATTGGAGAGAATGATTTAAGGTTATCGAGATTAGAGTTTTACTACCTAAAAGATTTATCTAAAAAAATGCCTTTAAAAGAAGCTATTAAAGAAGCGTATAAACTCGCTAGTTTAGACATACTCAAGAATCCTTCTTAATAGGGACCATTTCGCATCATTGAGAGAATCCATAAAGCGTTCAAAGTCGCTTCATGGCAATAACGATCAACGGTCAAACCCCAGCTTATTATGGGGTATCAGTCGCGGGATGGAGTGAAAACACTCTCACCGCGTCTATCCTCACGCTTGATACGGTCGTTGATTCATACAAGACAACCACTCCCCTGCTCTATGGTGACACCGTAACTGTGCTTGACGGATCGGCGCAATTATTCACTGGCACAGTCACCATGATACCTACTGAGGGGTCAGGAGGTAGCCACAACCAATCCTATGAGGTGAGTGACGGCTGGGCATGTCTTGAGCAGATCGTCATGCAGACAGAAAGAGTCTATCCGATCCCTGACGGCGAGGGCGGAACCACTCAAGAAACTAAGCTATTCTCAGTCGTATCTTACGAGAAAGATCAGAGCATGGGAGAGCGCATCACCGATGTATTGAACTATGCGATCAGCAAGGGAGCGAACTTACAGATTGGAACTATCGCAGCGGGTATTGATTGGTGGAGATCAGAATACAAGAACCAGGCATGTTCTGAGATTCTGCGGGACATCATGCGGACTATGCCGGATTATCAGCTATACGTTGATGTGAGAACTAGCCCGGCGACTATCTCCATGAAGCTCAGAAGCGATCTTGATTCTAAGACGGTCAACCTCACAGGAGGTAAAGCAGTAAGCCACTCTCACACTGATTTAAATGATCAAATAGCCTCATCTGTCATCTTGCGTTATGAGTTCCAAAACACCGTTGATGATGAGACTTTCCTGACCGTGGTGGAAGATAGCGCGGGTGGTAACGATGGAGCAAAAGGAACGGTAATTGAAAGCATTGAAATGGCTGGCAGTTCTGCGAATTACGAATACTCACCAGTAACCGCTGAAGAGATACCGGATGAAATGGCATCTGAGGCGGAAAAGGTGACATGGTGGGTGAATCATACGCCAGCACTCAAGTTGATTGCCGATGAATACGGGATTGATTTTGTGGTCCCTCTTCTGGATATTGCCAACTTCGACAACATCCCAGAGGACATCCACAAGCATAAACTATTCCTCCAAGGCGAACCAGAACGCCCGGAGCCGATCAACCCGAATGCAACACCAATCACACCAAGCGAGGAACTGACAGACTACCCTAATGAACTAATTGAGGGCGGTGTAACTGAATGGATGCGTAAGAAATACAGGATGGTAAATGCGGTCGCGTCTCTAGCAATCAAGGATGTCATGAATGATAATATTTCCGATGTCGTATCGGCGTTATACGGAATCATGAAGCGTAAACAGACATGGGCAGGCGATGATTTGCGTATCTGTAAAGTAGAGGGCGCGGTCATGGCTACCAATGCAAGAACCAAGAATTACAGACGTTTAGTATCATCAACGCCAGCGGAGGAAATGCCAGTAGGTCTAGCAGCTCAGATCCTAGCGCAATTCTCACAACTCAGGCGCAGAGGGTCAATCACTCTAAAAGATCAAGGTATTGATAATCAGTATCGAATCGGGCAGAGTCTTAACTTATCGAACGGTAAAACAGCGTGGGCAAGCATGGATGAGAGTATCGTCGGGGTGAGTCATGATCTAGCATCAGGAAACACAACGATTGAGTATGGACCTACTGAAACCATGGGGGCGCAAGACTTTATAGAACGGCTCAGAGCATCACGTAGGAACGTTTATGTGATTCTGGGTGGTAGCGGTTCATCTGCGGAGGCTAACGCATCAGGCGGGACGGTAGCTACACCTAGCAGTAGATTTACACTGACTTCAGAAGCAGGGACAGATAAACCATTCCTTCTCACTGCTAGACGGACAGAAGCGGGTGTTTATAAATACAAAGTGAGCAATGAAACATCATCTGTAGTGGACGGGACGGCCAGCGTGATTGATATTTCAGAGGCAGGATTTAACGAGGAAAAGGACATCACAGGTATTAAATACATCGTTCTTGAATTTTCTTACACCGATAAAGACGCGGAAGGTAATGGAGGCGGGGTCAGGTCAGGGCCAGAGATACTAGACGTAGATAAAGCTGACTCCGTAGAGATTGATTATCACGCCAGCGGATTACAAAGCAAAGCTAGATTGATCATCGGGAAAGTAGAAACTACAGGCGGCAACGTGGTAGCGACTCAGCACGCAGAGACATGCCAGATGCTTCATGACATGTTCGATAACGGACAACTCGTAAAAGGATTCATCAGCTACCCCTTCACGGACTAATGGGAGAACAAATCACATTCAGACCTAGAGGAAGAGGATGCGCGGTGCAATTATGGGATGGAGCTGTGAGCATTACTGAGCCAAGGTTGAAGTTTATAAAGGGGTGGCTGACTGGAGGAACTGACCCAGAGGATGGGAGCGTAGAGTGTGGTGATGGGGTTTCTAGAGGCTACACGTTAGAGGTCACTAAAGATGAGCTTATAGAGATTATGTATAGGGTGAAGGACGCTGTATATGTGTCTGGTGAATTTACTTTTGAAGGGGTTGAGCCATATTGGGATCCAGAATGGTCACAGAATGAGCTTATCTCAAGTAACACAATTAAATTTGGATCTACCACTCCGCCTGTTAAATTAGTTGAAATGGTATCAGGGGTAGATAGTTACGGGGCTGAATCACACCACTGCATGAGAGGACATCACACTTCCTATCAAATTAAAGACGCTACAGACACTGGTGCTCCACAGGATAATTTAAGCGATGCTCTCTTGGATTCTATATTTGAGCCGATGTATGAGGTTGGAACGGCGTTAGAAGATTCTTTTTCTGTAGGTTCTGATCCTTATGAGGTATATGGAAAACTTAGAGTAAGAGATACTATCAGCATGGGCGGGAGTGAATACATTATGTGGTTAAATGTAGGAGGTCTTGAAAGAGCTCGGTTGGTAGACACACTTCCTACGTTTGAAAATCATTTCGGTTCTGGTGACCCTATGGTTTTTCAATCAAGAGCTGGAGATTATAATGTGCCCTACCATAGCGTCCCTTATCCTAGTAGTTTTAGGACAGGGTTTAGTTTGCAGGCAGAGTCCAATAAAGAGGTTAGCCAAACACCTCAGACGTTCTATGCCCCTTATCAGCATACAATTATACATCCTGATTACCCAGGTGAACCGACATTCACCGAATACTACGGTGCTGGGCTTGGATTAGAGTTTTCTGGTAATGTTGGGTGGGTAGATGGTGGCACGGGACATCCATTTGGTGCTGGCAGTAGATTATTTATACAAGTAGATTTCGTTGTGTCTTCAGCCATGGAGACTGATTTAGACCAAGAAGAGATTCTTCTTTCTAATGTAGAAGGTAGAAGTATTTTCAGAAACAAATCTCCTGCTGACACTAGATTAGTTCTAGAATTATCAGAAGGCAGACAAGTTTCTTGTCCTTTATATTTCGCCACTATATATTTAAATTTTTATATTGACTACAGACATGCGGACGGGGGTGTTGATTGGGTATTCAAAGCTACTAAATGGTGGGAATACGATGACGGCAAAGGAAACCCAATTTACAAATCAACCACAGGAAAACGAATTTAACAAATAACCATAAAAAACCATGAGCAATATCACAGCAAATATCAGCGTAAGACACCAAGGGGCGGGAAGCACCGCTACTAATTCAGCTAACAGAATTTCAGCAGAGGAATCATTCAGCATTGACTCTCTGGAGTTCTCGACAACAGCGGTAGCATTGACACCATCAACCGTTATCACTCCAAAGGATTACTTTGTGCGAAACCTCTCCGGAGACGACATGCTCGTTTCACTAGACAATGATAGCACTTATCCCTTAGCAGTTCCAGCGGGTGAAGCTACCTTGATTTCGCTAGACGTAGCTGGGAGCGCAGAAACGTCAACAGTGGTAGCAGAAGCGGATATTTACGCAGACCTATCAGCAAAGTATTTCGACCTCACGGACAGAGCGGGAAGCGTTCGCGTTTGGTTCAATACTGGAGTCTTTGCCAAAGTCACTCTCACAATGGACACTCAGCCAGCAGACGGTGACACGATGACCATTGGAGCCAGAACCTACACATGGCAATCAACCCTCACAAATGTGGATGGAAACATCTGGATTGGCGCGGATCTAGCAGCAGCGAAATTGAACCTAGGATACGCCATCGCAGCAACAGGCGGCACTTCTGGAACTGACTATGCGGCGGCGATGACAGCAAACACTCAGGTATTTATCGGAGCGTTCGCAACCAATGACGCAATTTTCACAGCACTTACCGTAGGAGTAGCAGGAAATGCTCTAGTATCAACGGAGACATTCACAGCAGGAACTAACGTATTTTCAGCGGTAACTCTCACAGGTGGTCTAGCGGAATCAGTTCAGCCAGCAGGATCTCCAAACAGATTCTTGCCAGTAGTCCTAGTGCCTAACAGCACAGCAATAGTCAACGCTGTAGCGATTGCCTTGGCTTTGACTACCGATGATGAGTTCACTAGTGCAGTGCCTACCACAGCAACCCTCACAGTGATAGATCAACACGCAGGGACTAGAACAGACATCGCAGACGGTGACACAACATGGACCGTAGCAACCACTCAGCAAGGAGCGGCACTACCGGTAGTATTCGCTAAATCAAAAGGAACTAGCCAAGCGCAAATCATGGTGGTTCCAGTTTAATAAATGACACTTTACTTTACCTAACTAAAAACATAAAAACAAACTTATGAATCACTATCATCAAACCAAGTCGATCAAGTCACAAAAGATTGACGAACCTATTGTTCAAAATAAAGCGCAAGACAGGCTTTTAGAATTATTCAATCGTGAAGAGCTACCTGGAACCGTGAGAGAGAATCTTGCAGGAGCATTATCTGGTAACCTAGCGAGACAGCAGCTCATGTTTCAAGCGATGATAGATACTACCCCTAGACTTCAGAAGAATCTAGCAGAGGTAGCGGATGCTGTGAAGGGTGCAAAATGGCAGTTCACGGCTAAGAAGATGAGGGGTGAGGAAGAGCCAAGCAAGGAAGCTATCGAGCGTATGGAGTTCATCGAGGACGCTTTCAAGGACACATCACCAAGCGTTGTTAGGAATGAGAAGAACCACAAGCAAGTTGTGCGTGATTTAGTCTATGGATACTATATGGGTCATCACGTAACTGAGATTCATTGGCAAAATAGAGATGGGATATATAATCCCCGGGCATACAAGTCAGTCCCTCCTAGATTCTACGGATACCCGTTCTTTGATGAAGATGATGACAGGCTCATGTTTGATCCAAGCGGTAGAGAGTCACAAGAATACATTGACTTTCCAGAAGATCGTTTCTTGATAGCGATGAACTCAGGACACACTGGACACATGGCGACATCTGCACCATTACGTGCGCTCACAGGTTATTGGCTGGCTTCTAACTTTGGATTGAAATGGCTCATGTCATTCTCTCAACTCTATGGAGTGCCTTTCCGCTGGGGAACTTACTCAGATGAATTGGGAAAGAAAGCACTCAGCACAATGCTACAGAACATCGGCTCAACTGGCTGGGCATCTGTCCCGAAAGGAACTGATATTGAGTTTAAGGATGCGGCAAAAGGTGTAGGTTCACTACCACAGCAGGGGCTTATTGATATGGCTAATGAGGCTTTCGATATTTTCATCCTAGGGCAGACTCTCACATCATCACAAGGTGACACAGGCTCACAGGCTCTAGGCAATGTTCATAACGAGGTAAGGCAAGGTGTATTCCAAAAAGTGGGTGACTACGTGGGTGATATACTCAACACGCAGCTGATACCGTCTATCTCTAAGCTGAACTATGGAGACGTTGAAAACCTCCCTACTATCGAGCCAGTATTTGAGAAAAAGGAAGATCCTAAGCTACTAGCTGAGAGAGATGCTATGCTCATCAGCATGGGAATGGAAGTTGATAAGGATTGGCTCTATGATCGTCATGGCGTTCCAATTCCTAAAGATGAGAAGAATATATTTAAACCAGCTTCTACTCCGGATGGTGGTCAGGGAGATCCTGACACGGGGGGCGGCAAGCCTCCTATAGAAACAAAGGAGAAAGAGGGTAAAAAAAAGGATAAGGTTAAAGCCGCGTTTGATCCTGAGCAGGATAGGGGTGATGATGGGAGGTGGATTGATAGGGGCGAGGTTAATGAGAAGATCCAAAGGACGAGGGATTTAATCGCAAACGGGCGAACAGAAGAGTCAATAATATCTGATTTAAAGTTAGCTTCTGAGGGTGACATTCCCATACCTAAAGACCTCGATGACAAAATAGACGTGCTGGCTTATGGTTATGCAGATGGTGAAATGATCACCACAGCAACAGAGAATATTGACATATTTTGGACAGATGACTTGGTTAACCCGCAACACTTATTTGACACACAAGGCATGGATTGGGCAAACTCAGTTGACTTCTCTGAGCCTGTAGAGTTAGGCGTTGATGAGGTCGGAAAACTATACATTGAAGATGGTCATCATAGATGGTTCGCATCTGGAAAACTAGGGAGAGAAGTGACGGGGCAGATAGTTAAATTCAAAGGGAATCCACTCGTTAAGATAATAAAAGACGGAGTAGCTAACAGAGCGAAACCTGATTATAAAATAGAAGGCGCATTCAACCCTAACCAAGACAGGGACGAAAACGGGATGTGGACGGACGGGGGCTTAAATGATACTGAGAAGAAAGCCACGTCAATAATGAGGGAAGGCTACAGAAAAGCCAAAACCCTTTATGATATGCCTATAGATGAGCGTATAAAGCAAGCTATCGAAACGGTTAAAAAAGGAGGTTATGCGGGTCTATCTAAGGTAGATAAATACGCAGTTTCTCCAATGAAAAACGTAAGAGACAGGGATAATCTGCAAGAGGAATTTGCAGAGCGATTTAAGAATCATTTAGAAAAACATGAATCAGAGCCATCATACAATGAGGGAGAGTTTTTAGATACACTAAGGAAACACAACGCCCTACTAAGAGCATCCAACGTAACCCCAGAATCCCTAGAAACCCAGAAGCAATCCATATTCTCAAAGATGGAGCAAGCACTAGAAGACGGGAAACTCCTTTCATGGGAACCGCTGGATGAGCTGCTTAAATCAACAATAAAATAACATGATACCAGACGCGTTAAAATTATTCCAGCAAAAGGAATCCGTTCCATCTGAAATGCTCACGAAGGATTGGGCAATGGTGGATGTATGGACTAAGGAAAGATCCTTCTGGATGGCAGGGGTGGAAGATGTCAATATTCTGCAAGCATTCAGAGATGAGGCTGAGAAGATGGCGGGTGGCACTAGCTCCGGCAATGAATCCATGAACAGGCTCACTCTCTACCTTGAAAAAATAGGGTATCAGCCAGAGAAAGGTGAAGAGGGATCTATCAAAGACTTGAGTTCATGGCGACGCATGAGCGTGGCACTAGATACGAATGTCAGTATGATGCGTGGCTGGGGAATGAGAGAGCGGGCTTTGAATACGTTGAGAATCTTTCCAGCATGGCAGTTTAGGCGTATATCAGACAAGGAGGAAAAGAGAGAGTGGGCAGCACGTTGGCAAGTAGCCTATGAACTAACAAAGAACTTCCCCGGAGCAACACCTAGCAGCGGTGATGATGATGCGCCAGGTGCAGCCATGATAGCTCATCCAATTTGGGCGGTGTTGTCTCAGTTTGGCAATCCTTACCCGTTATTCGATTGGGGCAGCGGTATGGGAGTCATGAGGGTGAGCAGAAGCAAAGCTAAGAAGATATTTGATTTAGATGATCCTAGAATAAAGGCGATGTGGGAAACTAGACCAGTGATGGAGTCACCTAACAAGTCATTACAAGCGAACCCTGCGGTGACGGATGACAAACTAAAGGAAAGTCTAAATAAACGCCTAAAAGGTCTTGCGAAGTGGGATGGTGATACATTGGTTCATACTGATCCTAACGGCTCGAAACCGTCAAGTCAGGGTGATCTAATAGCATCATGGGATAATATGCCAGATGGTTTTGAGACCAAGCAGAAAGACTCCCTTAATACATGGCTAGAAAACCCAGATGCTGAGTATGAATCAGGCGGCGGTATATGGGATGACATCGAGCGATTGGCTGAACGGCTTAAACCATCTGAGGAAATTGATCTTTACAAGCAACTACCATTTCTATCAAAAGATGAGAGAGATTCATTCGTTGAGAAGTTCACTAGAGACGGGTATCAAACTGGATTCAATGCGCCCGCAGAGTCATGGACTAGTAAACTCCTCTCATCTATCAAGGATACGTGGTCAATTCTATTCAAGGCAGAATCCACCACTCAGGCGAAAGATGTTAGAGAGCTGGTGAAGCTGTATCATGACAACCCAAACGTGATCAAGAACTCTGAATTTTTATACGTCAAGGGCGTAGCGATGGAAGTAGTCAAGGCAGATGAGAACACGGCAACTAAAGTGATCACTTTGACGCTCAGAGAGAAGGTGACAGGCTCGGATATTGTGAAGAGTGCCTTTGACCCTAGACAGTCTAGGGGTGATGATGGGAGATGGGTTGACGAAGATGGTGAAAGTGGTGATAGTGAGGCTATGGATAAGGAATACATGAAAGCCGTCGAGTCTGGTGACGTGGAGGCTCAGCAGGCTATGGTGGATGATAGAGCTAAGGAGATGGGGTATAATTTATCTCACAGAAGAAAAAAAGAGGATGAAGATCCTAGAGAAACAGGTCACGTTATACAGTTTACCGATTATGATAATTATGACGAAAATTTGAATTACGGGGATTATAATTACCTCATTAAATCTAAAGATTTGCAAGATGTTCCTGATTGGGCGGTTGATTGGTATGTTGATGAAAGTGGTTTTATGGATTCATACAAAGAATTCAACCCTAACGAATCAAAAGATGATGTATGGCGTGAGGCGTGGGATGGCATGAATCCTAAAAACATAGTGGATTCAGCACAATTTTGGGATGATGGACAAGGAGTTTCTGCTTTTTGGAGTGAAAACGAAAGCAGACTACTAAAAGATAATATCAAAGGATTCACTACGCCTAACGGGGCTGTTATATTTGACAGCCATGAGTTGAATATAAAATCAGCAGACCCCATAACCTACGACGACAACGGCAAAGTAATACCACTCAGCGAGCGGTTCAACGAAGACCTAGACGACATCAGATCAGCGTTCAACCCTGAGCAAGCTAGGGATGAGAATGGCATGTGGGTTGACGAGGGTGGTGAAAGTAGTGATAGTGATGGCGTGACTAAAGAAAAAACTCAAAAGTTCTCAAATTATGACGATCTTTATAATTCGATGAATAACGATTTAATAGATCAAGGTAAATACGGGGCGGTATTCAATGCTGATGAGGATGGTTTTATATTAAAAGTATCTAACGGTGATGACGCTTATGAGGCTTATATCAAGTTCATACAAAATGAAAAACCAAGCGGGACTTTATACCCGAAAGTATCAGACTCATGGAATTTAGATGACGGGAGTTTTTGTTGCTTAGTTGAAGAGGTAACACCAATAATTAAAAGGGGTGATGCTTACAATATTGAAGAAATGCTTAATCTTATATCTATGGGTGAATCTCTTCCTAGTAACTATGCTGATCTAGCTTCATCCGTGAGTGTCAATGAGACAACATACAGCAACTTTTTAAAGTCTTTAGAGTCTCTAGGTGATGATGATATCCATGTGGGTAACATAGGGACAAGGGAAAATGGTGAGCTAGTCATCTTTGATCCAGTGAAACCGAAAAGATAAGATAAATAAGTAGATAGGACTAAACGCATCTTGTAACAAGGGACCAATTCACAGACTAGGCAATTTCCCTGCATCGCTCATGATACTAGCATGATAACCATTAAAGTAAACGTAGATGACGCAGCAAGCGGTCATTTAGATAAGCTACAAGAGGCGTTAGATGATAAAGCGGCGATCAATCTTGCCGTGGTCACAGGCGCGGAAGAGGCTTTAAAAGAGAATCTACTTACCAACTACGTTCCAAGGAATCAACGCGGTAACTTCTGGGAGCGTGTTTTTAATTCTACTGAATCACACTCAGATGATGACAGCGCGACAATCACCATGTCAGAGCTGGGGATCAGGTTAAGGATTTACGGTGGTGATGTTCGCCCTGGAGTTAACCCCGCAGCATCGGGACCAAGAAAAGGATTACCCACAAAAGCGTTGGCGATCCCTAGCAGTTCCGTCCCTGTAGTAGATGGTAGACAACTCAACCCTGCCGCAATGGGGTTACTTGCTTATCTCAGTGGAAAGGGTGGAGACTCTACCGGATACCTTGTCGAAGGTGAAGAGGTGAAGAGGACGCGAGACACTGCGAAAGGCAAGAAAGGCTCCACGTATGTTAGAGCGAAATCTAGCGGGGCATTACTCTACACTTTGCGCTCAATCACCCGTCATAAAGGGGATGATAACATCATCAATGAAGATGAGATGGGGAAAGGCGCGGTAGATGCGCTGGCAGATTACTTTGACTCATTCAGTTAAGGGACCATTTCACGGACTAGCACGATTCATGTCTTCACGGTTAATCTGTGATCATGTTAATCAAAGCATCATTTAGCCAAGAAGTAACGCAGGAGGGTAAGTCAATGGTATTCATTCCAGAAGGGACTCACACCATCACCCCTAGCGTGAACGGTAAGGCAAAAGAAATTACTGTTAGAGTTTCGCCTAAGGATGGCGAGAATATAGCCCAGAGGATTCAAGCCTCACTAGAATCAAGGAATCAGAAAAATAAGGTTCGGGCTATCTTTGACTTTGACCACAAGGACACGGGACCAGCGGCGGCACTTCCTCAGAGGTTTTTCTATGAAGCTGGTAAAGGCATCATGGTTGAACGTGAGCTTACAGGAGCAGGGTCTAAGGCTATTAAAGCTAAGGACTACTCCTATTTCTCCCCGGTCTTCCTGATCAATAAACAGGGCATCCCTAGCGGTCTTCCAGATAAGGGACCATTAGGCGCACTAGTCAACGATCCCGCTTTTAGAGATATTGAACGTATCGCAGCTAAACAAGCTGAAACCACAAAACCAGAAACCATGAATGAACTAGTAAAATGCGGTCTTCTCACTGAGGACGAATCCGCCAAAACAAACGCAGGGGAAATCGCAAGCAAGCGCGTTTCCGCAATGACGGCCGACAACGATAAGGTCACAGAACTCAATAAGCAGATCGAAGCACTTGAAGCTGAGAAGAAAGCACTAGGGGAAACCGTAGAGGCATCTAACAAGGTCATTCTTGACGCTAAAGAAGCTAACGCTGATTCACTCATCGTAGCAGCAGTGGCAGACGGTCGCATCTCCGCTAAAGACGAAGACAGCAAGACATTCTGGAAAGATTCAATCCTTTCTAACGAGTCAGCAGTCAAAGCTCTTAGCGCACTCCCTAAGAAAAACGAGGGAATCACTAAACCAATCGTTCAAGCTGGTAACGGCTCACAAGCGAAGGAAGACGAACTAACCGGGCTTGACGCTGTAGAAGCATCACTCGCCAAAGAAATCGAAAACTCTAACTAAAAAACCATGAAAAACACATTACTAGATCTCACTAAGAGAACAGCAGGTGCAAAAGAAGTAGGTCTCATTGAAGAGAATCTACAATACGCACCAGAAGTAGCGATGGTCCCAGCTAAGACCATTGCAGGGACATCATACACCACACTTGCAAGAGTAGGACTACCAACAGTAGGCTTCACTTCTGTAAACCAAGGTGTCACCGCAAGCAAGTCAACTTATAAGAATGCGCTAGTTCAGACATTCCCGCTTCGTTCACTCGTTAAGGTTGACAAGGCACTCGTAAACGCAGATTCATCACTCCCATCACTTCAGACAGACGAAGCAAGTGGAGTAATGGAAGCCGCTCTACGTCATATAGGTCGTCAATTCTACTACGGTCAAAACGCAGGTGGTGACTCAGAAGGTTCAATCGGTCTTCAGGATGTTGTAGGTGCTGAACAGACCTTCGATGCTTCTGGAACTACTGCCGACACTGGATCATCTGTTTACCTTGTTAAATTCGGACGTAAGGACGTTCAAATGGTATTCGGCAACAACTCCACACTTTCACTTGCTCCATTCCGTGACGAGACTCTTACAGACTCAGACGGCGGTGAATTTGACGGTTCAGTTGCTCACCTTACAGCTTGGCAGGGTGTCCAATGCACAAACCCTAATTCAGTGGTTCGTATTGCTAACCTTACAGAAGATTCTGGCAAAGGTCTAACAGACGCGATTCTTGCGAAAGCTCTAGCACTATTCCCTAGCGGAGTAACTCCAGACGCTATCTTTATGACTCGTAGAACTCGCTCACAGCTTCAAGCTGACAGAGCTACCCGCACCGCTACACGCGGCAACGGTAAAAACGGTTCAGTAGGTGGTGGTTCAACTTACTCCCCTACTCCAACTGACTTTGAAGGAATCGCTTTGACTCCTACAGATTCAATTCTCAACACTGAGCCATTAATCTAATCACCTAACCCATAGAAAACTAAAATCATGAGCACTAATTTCTCACGTAATCTAAAAGATAAAGATAAAGAAGTAACAGCTACTCTAGCGCAAGCTGGTGTTAATTCACCAAGCATTGACCTAGAGCAGATCGAAGGCGGAGACATCGAGCAGATCGTAGGTCAGCTAGTAGTCCCAGTCACAGCAGGAATCACCGATGCAAAAGTCCTCACGTTCAAACTAGAGGACAGCGCAGACAATTCGACATTCGCAGCCATTGATCCACTTATCAGCACCACAGCAACAGGTGCGGGCGGTAACGGAACCCCGGCACTCGATACTCGTTTCAGATTCCCACCAGTTACTCGCCGCTATGTCCGTATCGCTCAGACAGCGACTAGTTCATCAGGCACATTCACCAATGATCTAACATTCAGATTATTGTTCTAGCACATTTGTTGTCATAATAAAAAACCAAGTCACCTCGCGCTTTTTTCATATTTTGCGCGGGGTGGCTACTTTTCAAAATCATGCCTTGGATCTCACTCACTAAAGAACACATTCAATCTAGGTTGGCTAGTCACGAACTAGACGCAATCGAAGATACGGGCGGTGGCTCAGGTGATCGTTTATCGGGCATTATAGAGCAAGTCACATTTCTTGTGCGCTCAAAAGTCGCAGGGTGTCATAAGAACATTCTGGGAGCAACAGGCACTATTCCAGATGAGTGTCTTCACGCGGCGGCGACGTTAGCAAAACACGACATCAGGGCATCACTAGGATCTAATACAGAAGATACTGAGTTGATGAGAGATGAATATAGAAACGCAAACCAATTTTTAGATAAGGTCGCTACGTGCGACATAGGAATCAACGATACAGGTAACGCTGAAACCGTTGATGAGGCAGAATCAGGATGTTACGGGGGGGATGCTACACTTGTATTTTAATGAGTAAGTTTCTCGACATAGCAGACGCAATGAAAACCGCTATTGAATCAGTGGTTGAGACTACTGACATCAAAGTTGTGGTTGATCGTCAATCCAATTTACAAAGCCATTTTGATCAGCACATCGGCAAAGTAAAAGCTGGGGTAGCCATAATCAAGTTCAACAGCTCATCAAGCACTAGCGATGATGCAGAGGGACCACGAATGAACGGTAAATACACGATTACCATCGTAGGTTACGCAGTCCTAAGAGCCGGTAAGACGCTACTAGATGACATCGTAGAAACTATCTGCAAGAAACTCCATCACTGGAAAGATGTAACGACTAACCACTGCCAGAACGAGGCCTATGTCACCAATCTGCAAGTGGTAGAGGACGGTAAACACATAGCCTACCAAATTTCACTAAAGAAAGTCATTCAACTCTAACACAAACCATGAGCGATAAAAAAGAATCACCAAAGAAAGCACCAGCTAAAATAGCTGATGAAGTCCTATTAAAATGCACAGTTCTAAAGCAAGCCGATGGTAAGCCCGTTCTTATGGGAACTATGTGGTGCGGGTCAGGAGCTAAGACTATCATGACTGAATCAAAAGCCAAAGCAGCGGAAAAACTAGGATGGGTTAAAATCAACGGCATCGCTTAATCAATTTCACCTAAAACCAAACACTAAAAAACCATGAACGAAAAACTAATACTCGGAACATTTATCTCATTTGCTGAAACTGGAACCACCATTGACTCAACAACAGTAGGACCAGCAGCATTTCCAGATGACGAACCTACAACAAATTGGGCATCCATCGGTTGCGTGCTAGAATCTGACTGGGAGACTGAGAAGGAAACTGACACGGACTATTGCCCTAATGAAGCAGGAGGTTACTCTAAGACGGAAGACGAGCAGACAGTAAGAGACATCATCAAATTCAAGGTTCGTGAATCAAGCGAACTATTTATGCGAATGATGCTCGGATTTCCTGCAATCATTGTAGATGACGCGGCTCAAGTTCCATTCACCGAAACTAGAAGATTCATCGAAGGATGGATTAAAGTGCAAGGCGTAGGTGAAGACGGGGATGACAGAGTAGTCATGAAAGTTTACGGCAAGCTCAAACTAGATGAGAACCCTAAGTGGTCTAAAGACCCTACTAAGCCAGGTTACAAGTTTGAAGTAGCAGCAAACGCAATCGCAACAGCGATACCAAGCAACATCATCGCTTAATCTAACATTATGGCAATAGGCGAGAGAATTATCAGGGCAAAGCTGGATTTATCTCTAGCCCCGTCATCACTACTCAGATTTGAAACGTGGCAAGCAAACGCTACCACGTTTCAGATCGGAGTCTTTAGCGGAACCACGGTTGAGAGTGTCAGCGATGTCCAGAGTATAAATTGCCGAGTCATGGCAGGTCGTCTCAGCGCGGTCGTTCTCGCTGATAAAACCATCACCAGTTTTGACGACACGTTAGCATCTTCTACATGGACAGACGCATCTAAGCAACACGGGGTTTTCGACTTCACGAATGCAGAGATGAATCTTGCGGTTGAGGGTAGCGGCTCAGAGTTCTGGATTGTTTTTACTGCTATACTTTCAAGCGGGGAAGAGAGAACCCTGCAAGCTGGCAACCTCATGATTTATGAGGATAACAACGAGGCAGCAGACCCAGTTCCTGAGAACACAGGCACAGCTCTAACCCTAGAGCAAGGTGACGCTCGCTACATGGCACTCGGAAGCGGTGGAAGCGGAGACCTAATCTCAACAAATAACCTATCAGACGTAGCAGATGCGCCCACAGCACTAACGAATCTTGGCGCTGAACCAGCGAAAGGCGCGGATGATAACTTCGTGACAGATGCGGAAAAAACAAAGCTATCAAGCGTAGAAACAGGAGCGACAGCAGATCAAACAGGGTCAGAAATAAAATCGGCTTATGAAAGTGAAACAGATACCAATGCTTATACGGATGCAGAGAAATCAAAGCTTGCGGCACTACTAGGTGGAGCGAATAAGATAGACGCAACCGCAGCGCCAACCGTAAACGACGACTCTGCAAATACTTCAGAAAACGGAGCGTTTGAAATCGGGTCAATATGGGTAGATGCAACAGCGGATGAGGCTTACAGGTGCGTAGATTCGACAGCCACATCAGCGGTATGGGTTAATACAACATTAGACTCTACTGAACTCGCGGCGGTAGCATTTAGCGGTTCAGCTTCCGACTTAATCACAGGAACACTCCCATCATCAGCAGGGGCGTTGATGGATTCTGAGGTCACGAACCTGGCGCAAGTTAAAGCATTTAGTTCTGCCGATTACGAACCAGCGAAAGGCGCGGATGATAACTTTGTCACAGATGCGGAAAAGGTGAACATATCTTTAATAGTTAAAAGCGACATCACAGGCGTTACAGGAGCAGACGCAATCGCCAACATGATGAGCCTCACACAAGCTGAATATGACGCAATAGTCACGCCTGACGCATCAACCCTATACGCAATAACAGACTGATATGCCAACTACAGGAAAACTATATTTAGGATCAACGCTAATTTCTGGCGGCGGGGAAGCGGAAGCATGGGTGAGAAATCCAGATTGGATAGCTATGCCAACACTCACAGCAGGGGTAGATGAAAAGGTTTATGGCATCATTGCGGTAGGCACTGGTAATTCTAACTTCGTGAGCTTTGAATTTGAAGGAGCGTATAACGTGGATTGGGGAGATGGAAACAGTGAAGACGTGGCTAACTCAGTCGATGCTCAGCACAACTTTGACTATGCAGACCTAAGCTCTAGCACAGAGTTTGCTTTAGGTAGTTTTGGCGATACTCACAGACAAGCATTAGTGACGATTACGCCGCAGGCTGGGCAGTCTCTCACTAAGGTTAATTTTAATAAGAAGCACACTCAATCAGGACTTAATGATTACCGAACACCATGGCTAGATATAGCTATTTCAGCGGCTAATTGCACATCTTTAACGGTTGGATCTACATCTGGAAATCTCGCCCTATTAGAGCGGTGCAATGTGGTAGATGTGGGTGTCCTCACTAGCGCATCATTAATGTTTCAGGGTTGCTCATCCCTGCAATCAGTTCCTTTGTTCGATTTATCGTCAGCGACTAACGCATCATACATGTTTAGATATTGCTCATCCCTGCAATCAGTTCCGTTATTCGATTTATCGTCAGTGACTGACGCAGCAAACATGTTTCAGGATTGCTCATCCCTGCAATCAACTCCGTTATTCGATTTATCGTCAGCGACTAACGCATCAATAATGTTTCAGGGTTGCTCATCCCTGCAGTCAGTTCCGTTATTTGATCTTTCTTCAGCGACTAACGCATCATACATGTTTAGATATTGCTCATCCCTGCAATCAGTTCCGTTATTCGATTTATCGTCAGTGACTGACGCATCATACATGTTTGATGCTTGCTCATCCATGCAATCAGTTCCGTTATTTGATTTATCTTCAGCGACTAACACATCATACATGTTTCGAAAATGCTCATCCATGCAATCAACTCCGTTATTTGATTTATCGTCAGCGACTGACGCATCATCAATGTTTGATGTTTGCTCATCCCTGCAATCAGTTCCTTTGTTCGATTTATCGTCAGCGACTACTACAGCATACATGTTTAGATATTGCTACGCCCTGCAATCAGTTCCGTTATTTGATCTTTCGTCAGCGACCACGACAACAAGCATGTTTCAGTCTTGCGATAGTTTACAATCAGGAGCAACAACAGGGCTGACTGTATCCTTGAGCTACGATGACCTTAAACTCTCAGCGGTAGAGATTGACCGCATATTTACCAACCTAGGAACTGCCAGCGGGACACAGACTATCACAGTAACTAACAACTGGGGGAGCGCAACATGCGATCCAACCATCGCCACAGCGAAAGGCTGGACGGTAGCTAATTAAACTATAAAAAAATCATGAAAGGATTCTACAAAAAAGAAGAAAGCGGAGCAATAGCTCAAGCTAACGAGATACACACACCAGATGGCTCATTTAACGAAGAGAATAAAAGTGATGTGGTTGACGGCTGGGAGTGGTTCGATACCGCTGAGGAAGCTTATGCTAAGTTTGCCGCGCCAAAGGGAGTGACGAAGCTCACCATCATGCTCAGGCTTGATGCTCTAGGTAAATGGGACACGTTCAAAGGCTTGCTCACTCAACTCCCACAACTCACACAAGACGCATGGGCATTGGCTCAAGACGTTAAAGCAGATGATCCCATGTTCTTGCAATATTCAGCAACTCTAAAAGGTGCCTTGAGTCTAACAGATGAGCAATTCGATACTCTACTAACACCATAGATGCATAATGCGATTAACAATTCCAGACAACTATGAAGGAGGTGCAAGTCTCCCTAAATTTTACCGAAACCACATAGAAAGATGCTATCCAAGTTGGGTGATCATTTACATAGACAGAGCAGGAAGAGTCCACGATTGGCTCACAGACAGATACCCAGATCAGAAGAGAAACAACCGCAAGATATTTAAACTACTACTAGAAAAATATAACATACCTAAGACAATAATCCGCAAGCTGTGCTTTGGTTTATGGGTTTACGATCACTCACCAAAAATAATTCAAAAACTACTACAAAAAACATCATGAAACTAAAACTACTAATAACCACAGCATGTATCGCAAATATATCTTGCACTAATCTAACAAAACCAGATGGCACGAATCTAAAAACATTTGGAGCAAATATAGCGATG